TCTTATCCTTAGCTTTAGGTGTTTCTTCAGGTTGAGTTTCTAATGTTTTCTTATTATCATCAGAATCATCTTCTACCTGGATTGGAGCATCTACCTTTTCCTCAACCTCTTCCTTATCTTTCATGTCATCTTTTGTTTTGTTTTTGAAACCTAGGATTTCTGTAATAGACATCTCTTCATTAGCTCTGTTACCAGTTCTAAATCCAACAGCCTTATAAACACCACGACCATATTTTTGGACTAATTTATCTTGTTTGTCCTTGATCATCTCCATTCGGTCCATCATACGATCGGCTGTTCTTTCATCACCATCAATATCATTATAGTGATAATCATGTTTTTCCTGAGCCTTGTCATACTCTGCTTTAAGCTTTTGATATTCTTGTCTGACTCTGTCTCGTTGGTCGTTGCGTAGATTTGTCCATGCAGTAGGAGAGGCTTCATTAACTACCTCACCATCAACTTCTGTTTCAGAATTGATTTTTTGCTTAAGCTTTTGTTGTGCGTCTTTTGCCTTCTGAAGTCTTTCCTTAGCCTTCTTCAAACGATCTCTATCTTTTTGTTTCTTTTCAAATTTATCGGCTTTCTTTTCAGCCGCGTCTGCACGACCTGAAGTAGTAAATCTGTTGGCAACTTTTTTGACCATACCAATTACTTCATCGAGCTCTTCAACTGTCATTTCGTTTTCGTTGAAATCAAGGAGTGCGTCGAGATCTATGTCTTCCAGTACATCTTCCTGGTCAGTAGTAATTGTGGTTCCACGCTTAGGCAAAGTCTGAGCAACTTTCTTTTTATAAGCTTTATCATAAGCTTTCTTATCATCGCCTTTAGCGTAATCTGCTTCACGCTTTTTAGAAGTTAGACCTTCGATATCACCAGAAAACTGACTATCTGAAGCAACAGGATGATCGATTTTTTCAATCTCATGTTGGTCCTTAAATCTTTTTTCTTCGGGAGCCTTTGGTTGGCCTACCTCGGAGAGAATGTCTTTAAAATATTTCATATTGAGTCCTATTTAATCTATTTAACTATTTATTAAAAACTTGTATCACTGTCATCATCAAACGCACCAGCTGCTCTTTCTTGTTCAATTTCTTCTTCCATTTCACGAGCCTTTTCGTCAGACATCTGTAATACGTTTTTGACAATCCACTGATGAGAGAAATATTTACCTGTATATTCAGCTACATCTCTCAATGTTGTTAATCGTTCTCTTAAAATCTCAGCTTCTTTAAGTTCCTCGAAATAGTTATCTTTAACAAATTCATATCTTATTTGGTTACGAATTTCGTTAAACTCTTCTGGTGTTAAAATTCCTTTTAATACCAATTGTTTCTCAAGTACTATATTAAATAGCCAAGAAAACCTTGTTCTTACCCTACGAATGAACTTACTAAACTTCAATTCGTCTCTGGTTATTTCGGAGGATCTGCCAAAACTTGCCATTGCCTCTGGTTCTAAACGTGTTAAAGGTACCTTCAACGCTTTATATAATTTACGTTGAAAATACATTAAATTCTCATCAGAAGTTAAACCTTGGGCGTTACCACCTGCTAGTGTATCAACCTCTGTAGATCTTTCGCCACCTCTACGAGGGAACCAAAAATCTTCTGTCATTGTCAGCATTTTACGAGCATCTGTCATCTCACCTGTTGCTGAATTATACTGAAGTTTATTTTTATGGCGAGCCATCATATCTCTAAGATATTGTTCCGCCTTATTCTTCGGTAAATTACCTACATCAATATAAAAAATTCTTCGTTCAGGAGCTCTAGTCAATGTATAGATGACTGTTGCATCCTCTAACATACGAAGCTGGTTTAAAGCTTTAATTGATGGGTGTAAATGAGATAGTACTAAACTATTATTCTCATTCATTAAACCCGAGGTAACTCTACCAACAGAGTCCTTTGCAATTTTAAAGCCAGTTGTTCCACCAGCAACAGGAGAACTTACGCCACCTGTACTCGTATTTTGAAAGCCACTATCTGAATACATATAGTATTCATTTTTCACTCGTTTTGTTGGTACTCCCGAGTGTTGGTCCTTCCCTTTTTTGTCAACTTCACGAATTAATTTAATCTTTCGTGGGTCAACATATCTTAATTCTACGATACCTTTCTTTGTATCATTGTTATCTATAATAATGTGATAGTTTAATCTACCGTCAACATAGAATTTGTAAAACATATCATAAGCATTGTTTGTAAAATCAAACAAAGACAATATGGTATCAAATTCACTAGCAATTTTTTTCCTGACTTTTTCAGGAAGATCAGTTTCACCTAGTGAAATCTCAACTGCCTGTTCATTTGTGTCAATACTTATTGCTTCATTGACGATATCATCAACGGCCTGAGATACCTCAGGTTGCATCGCCATACTGCGATACTTAGTTATAAGTTCAGACTCTGTTTTAGCAGAGCCTTCCATATCTAAAATTGTATTATAAAATCCACCGAGCGCATTACCAACGGTAATGGCACCATCATCGTTAAGAGGTTCGGCAAACGAAACCGGAGCATTAACATCCTCCAGTTCCGGCCTCTTTATCTCAAAGCCAAAAATTTTCACTATATCACCTTATTATTATATAAATTATTACGAAGTAGAAATTCCAGTGGTACCTTCTACTCTCCAGAAATCATACTGGAAGGTCACACCGAATTCTTCAACAGTATCCACAGTTCCCCAATCCATTTCGATCTGGTCTACTGTAGTAGGATACATGCCTTCGAACACGTATGACCTGATGGCTTCACCATCTTTACTGTATTGCGTTATTACCGCATTAGATTTGTAATCTTGAGGTAATGCACGTAGATTACTATCATGTGTATTGATAGCATTCATCCATGCTTCCATCCCATTTCTTACAATGAAATCCTCATCATTAATACAAGTTACTGTCCAATCTTCAAATGTTCTATCACCTGCATATTTAATATTTCTACCAAAATATGGTACCTCGTAAGACCCTAAGGTCGAACCAGGAATTCCTGCCGCACGTACCATAAATGGTACTTTAAAATCAGCTTCAGGGGCTACAGGGTTAAGTATTTGCACTTGGAAAAGAGTTGGACGAGCACCACCACCTGTTAATTGTGATTTGAACTCGTTAATATTAAATGCCATTTCTCTTGTCTCCTATTATTTCTAATTATTTATCTCTTATAGAGAACCAACAATTTCTTCAAACTCAATTCCGGCACGAGTAGCAACAAATGTCAATTCAATAACATTAATTGAGCGTGCAGGTTTGATGAAGATATTAGCTCTAAATTTACCCTGATCAACCACAGCTGGTGTGTTAACAGTACTATCTGATACAACTCTAAAGTCTATAATTCCTCTTCTTCCTTGAATGTCTCTTAAGAATGGTTCAACAATATTCTTGAACTGTGTTTGAGAGAATTCATCATTCAATTCAAATAGGAATGATTGAGCAGTATTAGCAATGACTTTTTCTACAGCGATGAACAATCTTCTTACATTAATTTGTGAGAATGCTGTTGTTAGACCTAAACCAGTTTTATCACCGAATAAGACAATTCCTTGTCCTACCTGACTCATTACTGGGTTAACGTCTGCACTATAGAGTTGGTCTCTTTGTGTTTTATTAGGATTAAATGCCAATTTAACAACATTTTTAATCACACCCTTACGGAAACCAGCTGGTGACTCATAAGGTTCAACACGGGAAGCAAGACCAGCAGAATCTCCATTAAGAGGAGTATATCTGTATACATCATTGTACTTATCGTATCTGTATTTGTAACCAGAATCCATGAACCAATAAGAACTGTTCTGTAATCGGTTTCTGTATGCAACTACTTTAGTAAGTTTAGCGTGTGTTTTGAGTTCATCAACTACTGCTTCCTTGGAAGGTGAGATAAATGCAACAGCATCTTTTCTATAATCTGTGATATTAGAAATGATGTAATTAGCAAGGTTACCTGCGTTATCACCTTTACCTTGAAGTACGAATGAAACATCAATTTCGTTTGCAGATTTAAATAAATCATATCCTGCAGCGAGAGCACCCAGACCAGTAGCACTTTCAGTTGTGCCAGCAGTACCATTTGCTAGTGTTTCATATTTAAGTGTTTGAGCTTCAAAATGTGTTGTATTAGCAACTTTCACCCAAGAAGAACCAGCAGTAACTACATCTTTATAATAATTTGTAGTACCATCTGATAATTTAGCAGTTGTGCTTGTTGATACATCTGTATACAATTCTAAACTTCCACCAACTTCACCACTAATAGAGCCGTCATTATCAATAACAGCAACATGATAGTTACCAGTTTGTGGTGCCTTACCAAATAATCCAGCATATTTCCACTTTCTTTCAAGTGAAAGTTTACTTAAATCTGTTTCTGGTAATAGGTAGTTTGTTGCGAATTCAAGACTATAGTCGTATGATGTAATAAGTGAACTGTTTGCAGTGACGTCGCCAGCTGTATCTAATGAACGTTCGGTTATAGCAGTTAGTGACAACTCCTGATACCCTACTGAATCATTACCAATTCTTATTAAATCACCAACAGTTACATCTGCAAGTGTTATTCTGCTGCTTGGTGCAACTTCAAAAGTTGTATTAGCAGTGTTAAAGGTAATTGACTGCAAAATCTGAGTATTACCAGTTATTCTTGATGCGGTTATATCGGCTACATCGATTAAGGTATCAGAAAAATCTGTATCCTTAACATACGCAACATCTA